AAATCTCAAGGGTAGCAGAGGAGCCTGTAGAAGACACAATGGACAACACGGTGTATACTTTAGCAACACCGGCTATTTGAAAGACATCACCAGCTTGGGGTAGATAATCTACAGAGTCTAAGTCTTTTATAGCTAGCTCAGTCCCTGTATTAGACCCACCGTTAACAGTTGTGTCCCCATAGTCAGGTACATTAACGAGAGTCCAACCAGACCCTGTGCTTCTCCAGATAGATTCACCTCTAAGGGCAAAGCAGCAGTTTGTTCCACTGGAGTAGTAGACACCTTCAACACGAGATGTACCTGTAATAAAGGTTACTTCAGCTTTATCCGCTGGGCTGGTTGCTAGGGCAGGGGTGATCGTAAGTGTTGCGTTCTTAGTGGCATTGTTGTAGCTAGAGCTTACGATAGAATACACACCGGATACACCTTCAATAGAAAACGTATCACCATCAGCCATTACTGAATGCACATTCGCTATATCAAGGGTTGTTCCTGTTTGAGAACCTCCTTGCACCAGTACCTGCCCATAGAATGGTATAGGGTTAGAGTCAAACTTTGTGTACCCGTTAATACGCCGATAGCCACCCTTTACGGATGGCTCAAAGTTTTCCAGCAGTCTTGCTGAACCCGGTTCTTTCAAACCTTGCTGCAGTCTTGAGACATTAGAAACAAGACCACCTTTGAGCTCAACAGGAAAAGTTTCCCAGCGTGTAGGCATTAATCAACTCTCAGTACATTTGATCCGTAAATCCCACCACGAAGTATCCGTGTGTCTCTTACGTATTCATAGTCGTTATTGATATAGATGATTCGCATCTTTTCTATACCGTCTTTAAACTTGGCTTGGAACCTATCTGCAGCCTCTGTGTCACCTCTAAAGAAGTACACGTAGTACATTGCTCCGTCTGTAATCAGGTGTCTAAAAGATACAGGTACCGAAGGTACATCAGTACTTGTAGCCAAATCAACAGGAAGGCTATAGTATTCATAGCTCAGCGTGTAAGCTTTATCTGGTGAAGGATACAAACCATACTCTTGGTTTGGAGCTCTAAAGACATATCGGGGGGTGTTTAAGACGCTGGTATCTGTGTTGTACTCCGTGTCGATAAACCTTTGAACGTACTCGTCGTAGTCCATAACTCTAAGGGGCACAGTCTCGTTACCAAGAGTATCATCTCGTTGGATTCTAAAGGTATCAAAGTCTACGTACTTAGTGTCAGACTGATAAGAGTATCGGTTAGTACCTACCACAAGAGTTTCGTTATAGTCCTTATGATTAAAAGGCCATTGAAACGTTTGTTGGTTAAGGTCCCGTATAGAACTGTTAATCGCCTCTTTAGCTGTGGAGTAAAAACCTTGAGCATTACTAAAGGTAGAGGCGGTGAGTGGAGTCTCATTGACACGACCACAAACATCGTTAACGAGACCTAGATAGTTATAGCTCATCTGTAAGAACTCCTTTAACGTATTATACTTGTAGTCTGTTCAAAGGTCAAATAAAAAAGGGACCACTCCTGTGGATACAAGAGCGGTCCCCTTAGGTTTCTTAAGCCAGTGTGTCGCGGTCTACTTCATCGGCACCACGAGTCGCCTCGTTAATGTCAACAACGATAGCCCAGACACGGGCAGAGGAACCTGCAGTTGTACCAGAGATAACCGTTACGGCGTCAATGGTGTCTGCAGCAGTAACACCCAGAGTCTGTGAACCGAACTTGATATCACCAGCCGACCCAGCGTCTACCGAAGTAGCAGCCATGAAGGTAGTGGTATCGTCAGCAACAGCAACTGTAAACGTAGTGATATCTTCCACCGCGTCTACAAGGGTGACACCAGCAGCAAGAACCAGGGTTCCTGCGGGTACTGCGGGACCAGCAACTGTGCCGGAAGCAGTACCAAGGTTAACAGTCTTTTCCACCATATAGGCTTTAGACTGAAGGGAGGTAGCTTTAGCCATGATCTAGTTTCCTTTCCTAAGATATTTTATAGCTTCTGTGAGTTTATCTGTGTCGTCATCAAACTGACCTAAACCGTGATTACACCTAGAACAAAGTAGACCCCTGACCTTCCCAGTAGAATGACAGTGATCTACAAAGAGTTTACCTGAAGTTCTTACACTGTTACTGTGTTTTTCTTTACAGATAGCACAGCAAAAGTTTTGTTCTTCGAGTAAACTCTCGTACTCCTCGTAAGTAATTCCGTATCGACGCTTAATAAAAGACTTATACTTTACGAACTCATTACAAGATTTACACTTAGACCTCATAGCAACACCGGTTAAAGTGCGGCTGTCCCGTTCTAGAGAGTATTCCTTGGAAGATTTAAACTCTCCACAAGCAGTACAGGTACGACCATTGTAGTAAGGATGTTCTTTAGGTAGTTTAAGTTTAGACATCCAGTGTATACTCCAGGTAATTAAACCTAAAGTATACACTGGTTTTACCTATTAAGCAAGGTTATATTTTGCAGTCACAATAGCTTCTGGCTTCAGAATCTTACGGCCGTACAGGTGCATACCACGAACAATATCCGCGAAGGAATCAGGGTCACGATAGGTTTCTGTCTTGTTGATCTGCTCAGCGGTAGCAACAGCAGAGTCATGGCCCGCAACAATCACACCGTAGTCTGTGTTCTGGTTAGCTGTACCAGTAGTACCGGCACCACCACCAACAGCGGGGAGGTTGTTAGAGACATAGACACGGAAGCCGTTCCAGTTGCTAAGAGCCAGACCGTTACGCAGAGCACCAGCATCACCGAAGTCTGCATTGAGGAAGCGCGAGTCTTCATCCATGAGAACTTCCATCATCACTGGATCAATAACCAACCAACGACCTTGCTTCTCTACGTTCTGCTGGTCCATCAAGCGACCCATACGGTTGATAACCATAACAGGGGAAGCGTAAGCTGTAGGCAGAGCAGTAGCACCAGGGAGACGAGCAGCAACTGGGATCGAGTGGTCACCAGCGGATGAAGTCGTGATGTTACCGAATGAACCTTTGATCAGCTTCATGGAGGTAAGCAGTTCGTCAGAACCTGCGGTAGAGACAGCCTTAGTACCGTTAACAGTTGTGTTCACAGTATCAGCATTGGTGTGCTCAGTGGTTTGAGCGTAACCCGAAAGGTAGCCAAGGACTTCCTGGTCGTGGTTATCAGCCAAACGATAAGCCGCACGGTTTGTTGCCAAGTCCATGAAGTTAACGTGGGAGTGAGCATTCTCAATGTCGTCAGTCTTGAAAGCAAAGTAGTTAGCTTTGTCAATGACCAGAGAGAAGTCTTCGTCGTCGAGGTCTTGAGCAGACACCTGTGTGCCACGCTTGTACTCGCTCACGGAGATTTCAGGCTCTTTGATAATACGCACTGTATCACCTTGAGACGCAATCTCACCGAAGTAGTCACTGTTAGTGATGTCACCAACAACAGTGGACTTACGGAAAGCAAGTTGTACTTTCTTAGAATAGATTACGGAACTAAAGTTACCGTTTGGGAGGTTGCCCCACCCTGCTTCTGCATTAAACGCCATTTGGTTTCTCCTTGTAAGGTATGTATGGCTAGAGTTTTTGACAATAGCTGTACACTGAACACAAAGGGCTGTCTCTGCTGGGTGTTCTCTAAGAGGGCCAGATCAACAGGTGAGCTTTTGTTACTTGTAGCTATTTGATCCAGGTAGATACCTGGGGTTTGTTATAAGGGTATTGCTTTAGAAGGTAGTCCTACTGGGGCTTCAGTTGCAATACCCTTAGTTATACTTAGTGGTTTCTAATTGTCAACTTATCTTTTGGTAATGTCGTAGATAAAGTCGCCATTCTTTTGTGCTTCCATAATGCTGTCATAGTTCTTTTCAAACTCTGCGTCAGACATCTGGAGCAACTGTGACTCTCGGAATTTCTTACCAGAGCCATCAGCGTTGATCTTAGGTGATCCTTTAGTCTTAACATCTGCTGCAGCATCTTTAGCCTTAGCTTTCTTAGCCGCTGGGTTTAGACCATTGTCTGACTTGTAAAGATCAATAACACGGATAACAGACTTAGCATCATCCTCGTTATCATAGAGAGCACCCTTTACCCACTCGGGTTGTTTGTCTGCCCAGTCGTGGAATGAATCAGAAGTCTTCAGAGTATCGAAGTCAGTGTGTGCCTTACGAATCTCTGTCTCCGCTTTAGTACGTTTAGTTTCATACGTAAGTTCATCGAGGTCTTTAAACCGCTCGGATGTCTTAGCGTACATCTCCTCGGCTTTCTTCTTGGCGATTGTCTCAACGATACCGGCTACGTCTGGGTACTTCTTAGCCCACGCCTCTAGACTTTCGTCTGATGCTGGAGGTGCAAAACCCTTAGTGTCTTTATTCTCAAGAGCAGCAATCTTTTCTTCCCACTCTTTTTCTTTCTTAGCTTGGTGACGACGAAGGTCTCCATACCGTTTCTTAAAAGTCTGTTCCTCTTTGGAAAGACCCTCACTAGATTCTTCTTCCTCTACAACAACTTCTTCTTCAACCTCTGAGGTTCCTTCTGTTGTTTCTTCCTCATCCTCTGGAACGTTCTTCATCAACGCTTCAAGTTCTTTCTCGTCGTCTTCAATACGTTGACGATTCTTACGGTTGCTGTAGTTGGGGTTAATCATTACAGACTTAGGTGAGTGTGTTTCCACGACAGTATCAGCCATTTGTTTCTCCTTTGGGGCCGCTTTTAGCGGGTGGCCTTATGGTCAGTAAGTTTACTTCTTATAACGACGAGTGACCAACCCGCCTTTATTCATTGGGCCAGCGTAATCGCTTCCACCCGGACCTGAACCTACCTCAGAACCAGCAGTCATCTGCCTACCGGACATACCGCCAGACGGTTGGGACATACCTGCTTCCCTAACCGCTTGGGTTTGAGAGGCAAAGGTTCCGCTGCTTCTAGGTCCTGCTGTGCTTCTAGGTTCTCCTGAGTTAGACGACGTACTGCCAAGGGAACCTGCGGATGTAGCGCTACTACGGGAACCTGTTCCAGGTGTAGTCCGACTACCTTCACCCGTGCTTGCACCCGGGGTAAATCGAGCTGCACGTTCAGAAGCTTTCAAAGGCTCACCTGTCTCAGGGTTAATACCTTTGTTCTTCATGTAGTTCTCGTAGAGTTCAGAGCCATCGAACCACTCAGGTTTAGCTAGACCAGACAATCCAAAGTCTTGTTCTGTTGCTCGGATTTGCTCAGCCAAGTCCTCGGCAAGGGCTAGGTCTCCTCTATCCTCCGCAACACGAAGAGCAGCGTTAGCTACAGCAAGGTCACGGAACTTACCGTAGGCACTAATGCCACCACCAACGAGTGCTCCACCAAGACCACCCAGAGCAGAACCTGCGCCAGAAAAGTCAGCACCACCTGACAAACGTTTACCAATCTCTTTAGAGACAGAGCTCGGATCATCAAAGTCTAGTTTACCAAGGGGATCAAAGAGAGAACCACTGCTAGACCCATCCGCACCACCACTAAAACCTGGGGAGTCTTGCCCTGTGCGTTGTACTGCAGAGCCTACAGGTTTAACCTCTGGGGGTTTAGTTGTGGTGTATCCCTCTGGAATAGTCTGGGCAGGAAGACCGTTGATAAGTAGTACCATCATAGGCACACCTTCAGGACTGTAGTACTGCTTGTAACCGTAACCACCACTCGGAGTATTACCCATGTTGCTACCAACAGTTGCCCATTGGCTAGGGTCAAAGGTTGACTGAGCAGCTTCATTAGCACTCGGTAGGTCTCCTACGAGACCGCCTTCAGCCATTGTGATACCTCGCTTCTGGAAGATACCTTGTAGCTCAGGGTTAGTTTTAGCAGCTTCTACTACACGGTCAATGATGCTGTCGATGTTTGTTGAGTCTACAAGACCACCCTCAGCCATCTGGGTAATAGCCTGCATGTCTTCCGGGGCGATGCCAGACCCTTGTTGAGGAGCAGGTTGACCACCGATACGGTCATCCGCAGCCATTTCCTGTAGGCCACTCTTGGCTTTATCCCGGAGTTGCTCAAAGAAGTTTACACCGAAGAAGCGTACAACATCAGCGGGCACAACGTACTCACCCTCAGACAGCTTAGCGTCAATGTCGTCCCGTACTTCCTCTGGGCGACTGCCAATGGGTACTTCGTTACCAGACACCGGGTCTACTCTAGGTGATGTCATACCACCCTCATTGAAAAAACTCATCTGTCTGTTCATGTCGTTTCCTTTAGGCTTCCCTACAATCTCTTTGATGTCTTCTGCACCAGAAATGTCTACGTTGTTTTCACTCTCAAAGCGATCTTCAAACTCTTTGGTAGACATCTTGTGCTTACCTACAAACTCCATCTCAGACATCTGCCCAGAGGAAGCCATGAAGTAATCGCTCATAGCGTTCTTAGTTACAAGACCACCCTCAGAGAACTTAAAGAGACGAGAAAAAAACCCCTTCTTTTCTGGTGCAGGTTCTGCTCTGTCTTCGTAACGAACTGTGCGTTTAGGGGAGCCTGCAGTTTGGTTCATATCCTCCGCAGCCTCGAGAACAGCGTCTTTTATCTCACTATACCAATTAAGAGACCTCTGGTCTTTTCCTTCTGTATCGTCCGAAAGCCGACTAAGATCAAAACCTAACTCCTCTGGAGAAGAACTATCCATAAAGTCCATTAGTACCTCTTCAGAAGGACCTCCAGAAAAAAGAAACTTAGCTATGTTTTTAGCACCTTGACTTCCGCTCGGCAAGTACTCTTCAACGAAGCCTTCGACATCCTGACCAACAACATCTCTAAGTCTTTGTAGTCCTCTATGGCGAAGTTCGTGAGACCAAACAGTATTGGAGCCTTGAAAGTCACCTGTAGTGTACACGTCACCAGGTTCACCAGGAGTAAAACCACTTTCTTTACGAAACCTATCTAGTTGTCTACTCCCTTCAGGAGCGTATATACCAGCAGCACTAAGCTGGGTTGGAATAATCCTAGCTCCAGCACTGTCACCGTCTTCCGCGCCATACCCTAGACGTACGAGAGGATCAGAGAAACCTTTAGTTTCTAAGTCTTGAACAAACTCTATGTCGCCAAATGCTTCTTGCATCTCACGGTTACGTTTCTTTTGTGCTAACCTTTGCATCCCACGTTCTTCAGCCTGTTCACGGGACATAGGACGAAGAGATGTTGTTGGTGTGGATTCAGCCATTAACTTTCTCCCTTAGAGTCTTAAGTTTACGGAGAGTCCTGATATCACCTTGGCAACGGAACATCTCTTCTTGTGTTGTAGCCTGCTCTAGATTCTTACGGGAGTTCTCAATTCGTCCATCTAACTCTTCAAGAAAATCATCATAGAGATGCTTGTTATTCACAAATGGTTTCAAATTAGTCAAAGCGATTCCCTTTTCTACAGTTGTTAGAGGGGGACATTATTTGCAGGTTCCACGGAACATGAAGACCACACACATTTTTACCTTGTAACGGAACTATGTGGTCTACGTGGTAACCTTTTTCTGACGCTTTGACATACACGGTAAGTATACTCTTTTTATGTTCGTCAGTCAACCAACTGGGTGTAGCATTAAGTTTAGCTGCACGGTATCTATTTGTTATAGCTGTACGTCTACCTTTGTTCCGTGTATCCCAATCCTTAACCCAAGCTTTAACGCGGTCTAGATTATTTTCCCTATAAGTTCGATTGTACCTGCTAACCTTATCTGGGTTCTCTTTCTTCCATTCTGTTTGGTAGGCAACTCTTTTCTCTTTGTTATTCTCGTACTGAACTTTGTTCTTTTCTTTAATACACACTTTACAGTGAGACTGTAGAAGGCCTTTAGACTTATTCCTCCAAGAAAAGTTACTTACCGATTTCTTTTCTTTACAGGTGGCGCAGGCCCTCATACCTCTTGCCCTTCACCTGTGTTAGCGGAGAAGCCAGGTTCCCCCGGTGTAGGGGCCTGTCCTGTGCCTATGGTACCCCCACCAGCGCCGGTAGGATCAAGGGCTCCTGGTGCCCCTTGTGGAGCCCCTGGCATACCTTGTGGGTTCTGTGCCTGCATACCTTTAAGAATCTCCGCTTGTACCGCAGCACGTTGCATAGAGTTTGTAACCTTGTCAGGGTCAAGGTCAAGACTCTTAGCGATTTCACGAAGGATATAGTCTAGCTTAGCAAACGGTGCCAAGGCAGGGTTCTGAACAAGGCCGAGCAACTGCATAAGACGTTGGCTGCGTACTTCGTTAGCCATCAA